GACCTGGTATCCGGACATCCTCTTCACTTTGAATATTTCGTCTCCGATCTTAACCTCTATCAGTTCCATCTGTTCACCTCAAAAAAAGTTAAGCTTCTGCTGCATACGATTCGTCGCAGGTCATACCCAGGCCCGTGATCGTCACGGTCGGGGCCTTGGCGATATCCCCGCTGGGTTTCGGCCGGTCGAGTTCTGCCCCGGTGATGGTGCAGCTGTAGCCCGGCGCCGTGTATGTAATCACGACCTTCTCGTTGTTGGCGTAGTAGTCATACAGGGTCTGAAGTGCCGCGTTGGTGATAATAATCTCGAGCGAGAAGATCGGCTTCTTGAAGGTCCGGTTAACGCCCGTGACTCCCTGCGATGATTCGATATGCGTTTTCTTGTCCTGGGGATCGGCTTCAAACTTGTTCAAATCGATGACTTCAACCGCCCCGATTTTCAGGGAGCAGTCTTCCGAGTTCCAGTCACCAGTGTATCCCATCTTAGATCGCCTCCAGGACAAGATCCAGATCAAACTCCTGGATGTCACCAGCCAGCCGGGCCCAGACTTCGATACCGGACAGTTTCCTGTCGGCCAGGTCCGCGTCCGAGATCTCCGCAAGCGTGGGCATGGTGATCGTGTACGTGCTGATGGCACCATCCGATTTCACGGACTCCATTGCCCCCCGCAGCTCACCCTCGATGAACTTGATCCCTGTATCTGTGAACGGGATCTTTTCAGCCGCGATCCGGTACGCGGCGATCGCGTTCTGCAGGACCCCGACAATGTAGTATTTCGTCCGGGTCACATCGATGTATTTCGGGATCCCGTCAGTCTTGGTAGTGAGGCCCTGGCTGCACCTGGTGATACCGTCACCGAGATCGCAAACGTAGTTGGCGAGAGCGGTCTCGATGGTCGGACCTTCGGACGGGAGGAAGAACGTGTCGACATCTTCCAGGACAATTTCTTTCCAGTACGGGCTTACCCATGGTTTGAGCGCCATGAGCAGGCCGAGCGCTGCTGCAGCAACATCACCGGTCTGATCCGTATCGGCATGTGCCAGGAAGAACCCGTTTGCTGAACTCAGTGCTGCAAGGGCGCCGGTGATGGTAGCGACCGAAGCGCTGTTGGCATTGGTAACCGTGAAGATCACGTTGTTGGCATCGGCGAATGCCTTGAGTTTCGCGGTCAGGGTAGTCTGGTCGCTCTCGATGCCCGCCAGACAGACGCCGTTGATGAGCCGGCCGGTCGCGTACGTGGTGAGCGTAGCAAGAGCGGTTTCAACCTCAGTGGCAGTCGGGGATCCCGCGGAAGATACGGTCATTGATACCGCATAGAGCCTGCGGACGCCCTGGGCAAATATCGCAGCGGCTGCCACTGCGATCGCCGTCGAATTCCCGTGATCGGTTTTTACTGCAGCAAGTGATGTGTACGCTTTCGGAGTGTTCTTAGTCGCGTATGTGCTTTCCCCGACAATTGCCGGGACACCCCACTGCGTGACAAACCGGGTTGCAGGGGCAATCGACGCGTTGATCGTGATTGCATCAGGTATAGTTCCCATACCAAGGGGTCAGAAAAAAAGGAGATAAAGAAAAGTCAATCGATAGTGAGGTCAGGATCAGTGACTGTTGTAATCGTGGTGACGGTCTTGGTATAGCTGTTCTCGTACCGGAGAATCACGTCCATCTGCCGGCGCTCGATATCGTTCTCCAGGTATGTGAGATCAGATATCCCGGAATCGTCCACGACTTCAATGATTGCGGGCAGGTCTTTCAATACCCAGGTCTTCAGCAGCTCCGCATACGCAGAGATTATTTTGTCTGCAGGGACTGCCTCGGTATCTTTGACGTGGACGTTTATCGACAACGTGACCTGGCGTTTCTTACCAATCTTGTACTGGATATCGTTGGCGACAACCGTTCGCCCCAGCCGCCGGTTCCCGGGGGTTGCCTCATTATCGCCACGGTCCCCGAAATACCGGATCCTCACCGCGATCGCGTTGGTCTTCAGGATCTCGTTGACAGTCTTACCGCGGTCAGCGTATTCAAGATGCGCTGCGTAGGTTGTGGATCCGATAATTACCGATTTCGGCAGGCTCTTGAAAATCGCGTCCGGGTCAAGGGTGGATGTCACGATCAGGACCCCTTGCTCGGCCAGAGAATAGCCCATGCCGCAACAATAACTCCGGAGGCACCGATAAGCAACGAGACTATTGTCACCCGGTTATCCTTGGCCGACTTCACCTGCATTTGATTCTCGGCACGGGTGGACTCGGCAGTTTCGAGAGTGTCAATCCGTTTATCGAGATCTTTCATTGTCGCCGACCCGTCTTCCATGGACTTGAGGATGTGCTTGACATCCGTCTGTGTCTCGATCACAATATCACGGAGTTCCTGATGCCCTGCACAAACCATCGTATCCATAGCTGGGCGTCTTCGACGAATACGGTCCCGGGTTCCCGCCATGAAAGAAACAGGGTGAAGACGGATTAAAAAAGGAAGTCGTTACGCGAAGTATTTTTCGAGGAATTTGTCAACCTCTTTCTCGATCTCCCGGTGGATCATATCCGTAATGTTGTCCTGCTCCTCATCGAAGACCAGCCGGAACAGGGGCCGCTCCGGGATATGGTTCCAGGTATGGATGATTCCCCCGGCTACAATGCTGCCGCCGTTCGTCCCATATTCCAGGAACTGGGCAATCATCGCTTTCTCGTGATCGAAGATACCCACCTGAACATATTTCGGGTTAGTACCATCGATCCTGACACTCTTCCATTCGTTCGAGATTAACTGGAATATCTCGCCTTTGTCGATCCAGGCCTTGGAAGATTTCTTGCGAGCGATCGTCGATGCTGCAAGTTTCGGCCATGAGGGATCCTGTTTGGTTATCCGGTCGGCAATCCTGCCGGAAAGATAGTCTCCGACCCTTAACCCGACACGCTCAATGATCCACGGGACTTCGGCCATGAACTTCGGGATATTGTTGACGTCACGGACCGATGTGGTCGATGACCCTCTAGGACTCGTGGCTGCCAGGAGTTGCACCTCCGTGCTGGGCGAGCATCTCGTCCCGGCAGGCCGTGCTGCAGAACGGGAAGATGATCATGTCGTATCGTTTCTTTGACGAGATGAAGAATTCCTCGAGCTGGCTTTTTGTCATAGGAATGTGTCCCCTGCAGTTCGGGTTGGTGCATGGGACCATGACCGTTTGATCCTTGAGTTTGTCCTTAATCTCCAGAGATCTCTCAAGGGTATCGCGGTCAATATTATCAAGCGGGATCCACTGTTCTTTCCGTTTCCCTCCGACGGTTATTCGTCGGACTAGGTACGGTTTACCATGGCGATTATACCTAAAATACGCCTTTTCCTGCGGGGCCCCCACGGTGTCCCTCCTATACGACCCCTAATTTAACATTTGACCGACATGCGCGCAGGAAATCGGGGACACTCTGGTGGCCCGCGTTATCTACCAGTTCCTGCTTGACCTGGGCGAGCTCATTGATGTACTCGTCCGGATAGATCCGATGTGTCCGGTAATGGATCACAATCGCGGGGATCAGAAGAGGTATTCTGGTCTTTGAGCATGTCGGTCTTTGCGGGCAATCGCCAGTGCAAAAACCTCGGTTTGGACAAACGGGTATGCTTGCAGGCATAATCTATGTTAACCTCCCAGTAATTTAAACGGGTTGATGGCTACCCCCGCCGTTTCAACAGATACACGTGCCGTAATGGCATCCCGAACTTTGGCATGATATACGAGGTCCTCTCGCGGGCCTTGACCGTCCACTCGGTTACGGTTGCATCAGGTTCGGTCACCTGCAGGATATCCCCTGGTGTCAGGGTTGCACCGGTCGAGAAGCGCCGATCACCAAGTTCATACTCTCCTTCGGGCAGCCGCTGCAGGTCCCGTGCGGTAATATCACTGATACCGCCAGTGACCGGGACCGGTGTGACCGCAGCTGGGGATCCCCATGCGCCGGTCGACTGGTTGGTTCCCCCGGGAGTAACAGGGACGTGCAGGATCTGGCCGGGGAAATCAAAAACCGAGAATACGTCACCCATACGAGGCCTCGATCGGGCTTCCGCCCAGCTGTTCGATGAGTTTGTTGAGCTCTTTCTCAACCTCGCCCTTAGCTGCGATCAGATCCACAAGCGTGACGCTATCCGATCCGCCTGATATCGTGGTAATGGCCCGGCTCTGTATGCGACTGAAGTAATCGGCGATGAGGTCTTTTGCGGCAGTCAGACGATGGGCTTTGGCACCCAGGACCGTGTCAACGGATATCCCCTGGAGCTCCAGAGACGCTTTCGCCTCGTCTAAAGCCTGCTGGATATCTGCATCGGAAAAGAGGTAAGGAGAGGTTATGTCATTGAGAGGCCGGCGCCTGACATCCATTATAGTCGCGGCCATGTGGGTTTACTCCTCTTCGGAGGTCTTCTTTCCCCCCTGCTTGTTGTGGGACTGCTGGGTTTTGTTCCCTTTAGTCTCACGGTGATCGTCGTCAAGTCTCCGGACCTCCCCGGCTTTCTGCGGAGGTACCGCGTCGACTGACGTCACGGGTTTCAGATCGGTTTCAGCCAGGACCGGTTTCAGGTTGCCGGTACGGAGACCGTGCCTGATCGATCCGGTGTGTTTGGCTTCATCGGCAGGGATCGAGATCACGTCACCTTTCTTGCCTTTGATTCCAGTACGGGTCTCGAATATCCCGGCCCGCACTTCGACTTCAACTGTCTTCTCTGTCATCATGATCACCTGGAAAAATTAAGATCCGGTGAAGAGGTCGTTGATGATACAACCGAGCTTCGGGAACTTGATGTTCGGCTCGCCTTTCGCCTTTGCGGTGTACTTGAACGCGATCTGGTCCTTGCCGTAGGTTGAGCCGGGGATGCTCTTGGTTCTGAGGGCAAACCGTTCCTGCCAGATTCCAATGTCCTTCTTCTTGAAGACAAGGCACTGGCCGGTGTCGTTCGGGTCGACCGCGTCATCCTGGATGACGGCCATGCCGAGAAGGGTCGGAACACTGCCAGTGACCACGAAACCATCGGATCCCTGGGAGTTGTAGAGCCGGTTCTTGATGGCGTCGAACGCGGAGAGATAGCCGAACGTGAGTTCAGACATGACAATCACGTCTGGCTTCTGGCCCTTGGTTGCAGCCGAAACTGTGCGTTTTGCCTTCTGCAGGTCAAACAGCGGATCGCCGGCATCAACACCAGCAGAGACATCCCACGGTTTGGCGGCATCGATGCTGTTGAGGTTCGTAGCCGTGATGATGTCATTGTAGATGACCAGGTCCTCGAAGTACGCGATCGCGTATGCGATGTTCTTAATCATCACCCGGATCTCATCTTCTGCGTTGTCTTCCTGCTGCTCCTCGGTCACCTCGAACCAGGCACCGTACGGGCGGACCCGCTTGGTACCTTTCAGGAAAGTGAAATCCATCTTCGGGAGTGCACCGTTTTCAGAGAGCCAGTCGATCTCTCCTGTGGTATCGCCTTCTTCAACCGTCGCAACCGTTGAGACCTCAATTGGCTGATATCCCAGGAGTGACCGCCCGATCATGTTCTTCTGATACTGCAGTTGGATTCCGGTCTCGACAACCTCAGGGGAAATGAGCGGGTTGTTGCTCGCCGAGAGGTCCTTTTCATTGTATGCTGATCCTACCATGATTTTTCACCTCAATACGCAAGGATCTTGGCCTTCGCTCCGTTTGCTGCACCCTTCCAGACGACCCCGATCAGGACCTCTGCGGGGATCCCGCCAGTGATCGCGACGGTCGGGCGAGTTGCATCAACTGCAGACGCAGTTGCGGACCCCGTGGCTGCAAGACCGGCCAGGGCCGCGGCTGCCTTGACAGTCTGCTTGCTGGTCGTTCCCTGGGTGACACGCTGGCCTGCGGTGAGCTGGCCTTCAGCGGTCATCTCAAGCACGCGGCGGAACCCGAACGGGATAACCGATATTCGGGTCCTGGTGTCCAGCCCCTTGGGGTTGGTCTTCGTAGTGATGGAATCCTCGAGCTGCCCGATCGCGCTGTTCGCAGTCGTGGCAATCCCGACTTCCTCATCACCGGTAATCTCGACCAGCTGGCAGGCCTTGTAGTAGAACCCGTCAGAATCGGCCGTTACTCCGGCAACGTGGACCTTGGCCCGGAGGGGATTGACGGTGAGGTCTTCCCGCACGGGAGAACCTACAGCTGCCGTCATGCTCAACCCTCCAGGAGTTTCTTCGCGAGATCTGTCACGGATGGAGCTCCGCCAGACCCGCCGGCTTTGCCCTTCTCGGAAGTCCCGGTGTTCACTCTGCGCTCGAGGTCCGCCTTGTACGCGGTCAGCTGGTCCAGGCTGAGAGTCTTGACAAAGTCGCGAGACACGTCCTTGTCGAGGGCGAAGATATCCGCCATGATCGCTGCCTTCTGCATGAGATCAGCAGCTGCAGTCTCTTCCGCTTTCTGGGCATTGTCGGCCGCGGACTGCGAGGAGATCTTCTTGACCTCCACCGCGAGGTCCTTGACTGTCTTTGCCAGGTTGGCAAAGTCTTCTTCTGTCGGCATAGTCTCTTGGTTTCCAAATTTGGGAGATAAAGAAAAGTCAGCGGCGACCTTCTTTTTCGCGAGTTCTCCGATCATCTGGGCATCAGGATCTGCAGGTTCCAGCACCGGGGCGATGTGGGTGATCCGGAAGTTTGTCCAGTACGTGACATCCTTGTCCTGGTCATAGTTCAGCAGACCGCGGATCCGAACGCTGAAATACGTACCTTCGGGATCCTTCTGGACACGGGCCGCGACTTCGTCCAGCATGGGCGTACCGGTCCAGAACTCGACCGATGCGACAGCTGCGTTCTTGATCGTTTTGTTCCGGACCTTGACTTCCGGCTCGAAGGCCAGGTCAAACGTCGACCCGACTTTGTCCAGGAATGCATAGCTGTGATCCAGGACCAGCGGGATCGGGAAATACGACATTCCCTCCGCTTCCTTGTGCTTGATGGCGTCCTGAACTGACTTCTCGATCTCATCGGCTCGGAACAGGTCCCCGTTCCAGGTCCCCTCGCTCGTCGCGATGATCTTCCGCTTGAGCCCGGCTTTCGGGTCGGCTGCTTTCAGGTCCTGCTCGTTCCTTGGGATCAGCACGTCCTCGGCACGGAAGATATAGGTCCTCTCAACTTCCTTCGGTGCGTTCTGCATGCAAGGAAATCGTTGAAAAACGGTTATTAAGAAAAGTCGGATGTTGTCACTGCAACAACCTCGGTTTTGCCAGCAACGGCTGAATATATTTCCTCGACAGCCGGTAACTGTCACACCACGAAAGCCAGCCGGAATAACTGGCGATCACGTTCAGATCCCGGGGCAAGAGAGCCTCGTGGTTGAGCATTGGGATCAACTTTCGTTTCATGTTCTTTGCGGTCGATTTCCTCAACAGAGTATAGTTCCCGAAGAACCGATACCCAAGGAAATCAATGCCCCGGACAAATGTCGGGAACACTTGGTAATTCTCCTTGATCCTGATGTGAAGTTTGTCTGTGAGATAACTCCGGATCTTGCTCAGGATGTCATGCAGCATGGGTTTCTCCGGGGCAAGGATTACAATGTCATCACAGTACCGGTAATAGTGCCGTACGTGCAGCCGTTCCTTGACCCAATGATCGAAATCACTGAGATATAGGTTGCCGAAGAACTGGCTGAGATAGTTGCCGATCGGGACGCCATCTGCACTGTCTATCACGTTGTCCAACAGCGCGAGTACGTCGGAGTCCTTGATTTTACGCCGGATAGTGGCTTTGAGGATCTCGTGGTCGATTGAGGGATAGAACTTCTTGACATCGAGTTTAAGGCAGTATCGCGTAGAGGCCCGGTCCTGCAGGGCCTTGGTGAGCCGGGACAGACCCAGATGAATGCCGCGACCCTTGAGGCTCGATAGCGTGTTGCCGATGAACGTGTTCATCCAGATCGGCTCTAGGACCTGGACAACTGCCCACTGGATGATTCGGTCCGGATAGTACGGGAGAACAAAGATCTCCCGCTCTTTAGTTCGATCAAATCTTGTGAAAACAGAGTATTCTGATGTTCGGTAGGTTTTTTCAATGAGCATCTTCCTGATGCTTTCGATATAAAACAGCGGGTCGGCGTCGACCATTTTAACGTCCCGGTACCACGTCTTTTCCTTGCGGGCGTTCTCGTGCGCTTCGATGAGGTTTTCTGTACTGCAGATGCGTTCGTAAAGATGACCGTAGCGTTTCATTGTTGATCGCTTCTTTGTAGTCCGGCCGAGCGTTCGAGGTCCTCTCCTGGAGCTGACCCTACCAGCACGGGGTTTTTCGTTGTTATGTTTTGGCAAGTGCCAGGGTATACCGGAAGACACCATTGACGGCGATGAAGATTCTACAAAGTTGGTAAGGTGTGTGCTGATATTCTGATTCACATTCGACGTAGCATTATTCAAATTCAGATTGAAGGTACTGGCATTCGTGCCATTATTCCAATTGCTGCTGAGTAGTGCTGCTCGCATGTTCCCCGGTATACCCAAACTGGTCATCGTTCGTTCCTAATTTTGTGGCGTGAAGGCAAGGCGCGCGCAGACAGCCCGATCCACATACGACGCAGCAAGACTCAAAGCCAGAATGAAGGCACCGGCATTCGCGCCATAACTCCAAGAGCCGCCGAGCAGCGCCGATCGATTGCCCGTGGATTGGTAATAGTAATCGGTCAAGTATGTCGTTGTGCTTCCCGCAACTGCCGAGGGTAAGAAGGCGTAGTCGAGAGCTGCGCCGTAGGCGAGGTTGCTCCCATATCCATTCGATGACGGGAGAGTCAGACCGGTATCGACATACGGATGACTGAATAAATCACTGGCGAAGTCGTGATCTGCAATCCAGGGGTTCCGATCCGCCTTGATATTTATCCCGTCCACCCATTTCCAGATATTCCCGTATAGGTTTTCGATTCCCCGATACGACATGGGGGTTGTTGCCTGGGCCGTCTGGTAGTGGTTGATCGTGACCTGCCCGCTGCGGTTGCCGAGATCACTGGCACCGGTCCCGACACCTGCAGTAAACCCGGTGTTCACGGCCATGTTTGTGCTGCCATCATCCGTTATGTTCGTGACGCCCGCTGAAAGTGCCGACTGGCTGTTCCAGTTCGCGTACTCGATGATGTAGAGCATATGGATCGCGGAGATCATGTTGAAATGCTGCAGACCCCAGCCAGTTCCTCGGTTCTTGGCTAACTGCCGGAATGCCGGGAGAGTGGCGCCGGCATTATTTTTCCCCGACAGTGGTTTCGCCCCGGATCGCGACGCGAGCTTGTCGCCCGTTGTTGCGGTGAAATCTACCCCGGCGGCGTCGGTAAGATTGTATGATGCTGCAGTGACATCGTAACAACAGGCCTCGAACGCGCCGATATATATCCTGTCCAAAACCCTCCCGTCGGTCACAAATGCCGGATGAATCTTATACCCTGCCAGCGGTTTCCTCGATACTGATGGCGCGTGACTGGTCGCAGCATGATCGAACTTGTAATAGAAGCGCGGGATCTCCACCATCACCTGCCCGTTGCTGCCGTCATATTTGAAGGCGGCATCGCCGTAATATGCAGTGACGACCCCGGCGTCGGATAAGTTGCAACGGCGGATGTTTGCCCAGGGGAAGATCACGTCAAAATACGGGCGGGTTATAATGGATGCATGCCCGGACCTGGCGACCTGATCGGTAGCCTGGTTCCAGGTGATCCCATATTTTGGGATCGGCCGCATCGAAAGAATTGACACGATATCACGCCTTGAGTGCAACGTAGAGTGTCCGGATCGCCGTCTGGTTGACTGCTGCTGTTGCAGTGCCTGACCGCAAATACAGGAAATGTACACCGGCAAGTGCAATGGCGTTCAAGTCGATTGCGACCGCCCTTGATGCGGCTACAGTTTCGGACACCTCGACACCGTTCGCGTAGACTGGGACTGCTGTGCCTCCCGCAGTTGGGGCTGCTACAAATGTCAGTGCGGCCGCATCCCAGGCTGCTGGCATGAAGATAACAATATGCTTGTATCCCCGAATATCAATCTCGTCCGACAGGGACGCGTTTTGTGCAATCGTCGCGGTCCTGACTACGGTCGCTGCCAGGTTGCTGGTCTTGAGACCTTTGGTGTTCGGATCCATCTGGGCAAACTCGCCATTGGTGCCGTTGTCGAGCAGCTGCATGATGCCTTTCGAAGCGGTCCCGGCTTCGGCCGCAACAGCGTCATCGAGAAGATCAAGGGATGCTTTCATTGCTGCAGTGTTCACATCGTCTGTTGCCAACGTCATCCGCTGGGTTCCAAGGCCCTTGTTCCCACTTGATACATCAACCGTATTGCCGTTGATCTTGTCGACATCAGAGTTGAATATCCCGGCAGCGACTTCAACGGACATCCCTTCGACTTTTACCGGGATTGGGTGCTCATCACTGGTGTCACCAAACACGGCTTCAAGTTTCAGTAATGCATTCTCAATTATCGATCGCATGCATCACGGTCAGAGAAAAAAGAGATAAAGAAAAGTCAGGCGCGGACTTTGACATACTCAATGTAGACCCGGCCTGCAAGGGCAGCTGCTGCTGCAGCAAGGATCTGGCCGGTGATGTAGTCCGTTGTCCCGTCCTTGGCATCCATGCGCTGCCGGCTCTTGCCGTTCGAACCTTTGCTTTCGACATTGTCGAACAGACCGGTGGCCGTAACCGCAAGACCGTCAATCAGGTTGTCGGAATGCGTGGTCCCGTTTGCAGCGGTCCCGATATCGATAACCGCTGATGCGGTTGCTCCCTGGGTTCCGATATCGACCATCACGCGCTGAACCATGATCGGCACACTTTCAGGGTTCTGCCAATTGAACGCGAACGCGTTTTCCAGACCGCCGACAATGGCAACCGATGCGACTTTGATACCGGCATCGACTACCGCTTCGAGCGAATCGACTTCGGCATCCTGGGACACGTCTTTTCGTTCCTGGTCTTTGACTTCCTCAAGTAACGTCCTTGACATAGAGAGAGGGTGTGGACCTGGAGAAATAAAGGGAAGTCAATGCTTCGGGTCCACAGGCTCGAACAGGATCCCGTCATCGCCCGGGAACGGGTTCCGGTGATTGAACCCCTCTTCCCAGATCTCATCAGGGATACCGTCCGGGAACGCGTTGCATTTCGGTTTCTCAATGAGATCCTGGAAGTGGGCGCATTTGATACACATCGGAGCATCAATTGACGTCATAGTTTCTTCTGGGCCTCCTTGATGGTGCGTTCCATGATTCCACCTATTTTCTTTGCAACAGGCCGCGGGGTCGGGTTATTGAGATACTCGGACCAGGCCTCTGCAATGAACTCCTTTTTGTTCTTCATCCCGTAGATGGACAGAGCTTTACCAGCCTTATCGTTACCGAGCGAGCATAAATCTTTGTACTCACTGGCGATATCGTCCATATCACGGAATTTATATATGTCGTCGAGTGCGTGACCGAACTCGTGATCGACAAGAGACTTCATCGTAGTGCACCCTTCGGGATGGAACTTTGTCTCGATGTTCTGTTTGAGTGCCTCCTCCAGGGCATCGAGATCCGTGCACCATCTCTTGTTGACGCCGATTCCTGCAACATTCAACGGCCGGGCATACCAGGCAAAATATTTCCCGGGGACCTTCTCTTTCGTTACCCCGCGTTCTGCCAGCTTACGTACGGTGGACGAATCCATTTCCGGATACATCTTCTTGATGGTCGCGACCCTTGCCGTGAGCCGGTGTTCGTAACTCCGTGCCATCTGGCTCTGGCAGGTCCCGACATAATCGAGGTTGGTCTCGATACGTCGATCGAGGTTGATATGGAACGCCAGGGATTCGTTCACCTGGTTGGCTGCCTTGACGTCAATCCCCTTGTAATCGACCTGCTTGATCTTCGTTGCCTTCTCGACCCATTTCTCAGCATCGGCTAACTTTGCTGCAGGCTTGAAGATCACCTTCTCTGAATTGTCATCGCTGGCAATCTCCTGGAGATACTTCCGGGTCTCGTCGTTCTCGTCCTCATTAGCGGGCCGTTCTTCAAGCGCCTGGCGGGCCCATTTCCGCCGCTCATCCCGATACTCGTAATCGGGCCGATCCAGTTTCTGGTCATCGAACCAGGCTTTCGGCCGGCACCTGCAGTTATTCTCTTTCATGACCTCGCGGGCCATCTCCTCTTCCGGGGTTCCGAACAGGAACACGCGGCCGTGCAATGCCAGGTGCGTGGGCCGGGTACGTTCATCGGCTACAGAAAGATAGACCCAGCCTTTGTACCCTGCAGTCTGGTATCGCTCGAAATGCCCTGCGGTATAGGCCTGTTTCATTGATGTCCTGGCAAGCGTGTCGGCATAGACCTTGGTCGGAAGAGTGATCGACTGTGTGATCGTCTTCTCGCCCCAGGACAAGGTCCCGTCCGGTGCAACCTTCACGAACTTCCGGGTTGTGCCGGTACTATCGAACTTGATCGACTTCCCCCACCCGGAATTAATCTTCTCTGCCAACGCCTTTTTGACGCGAGGGAACGACCAGCCGCTCTCGACACCGCCTTTGATGATGCCCGTAAGCTCGCCCGACATGCTGCCGAACGTGGAGTCCAGGGACGTGCCTACCTTCTCGAGAACGGGTGTCAGGCCTTTGAGACCCAGCGGACCGGTGGGCCCGCCGATCTCTTTGGCAGCCTTATCCCCGCCCAGGTAATAGGACGTCGATATCAGTTTCGAGAGAGTATTGATCAGGTTCTGTTTTGCCTGGTTGGTCCGGTTCGTGATATAGTTGAGGAGATCGTTAAGGATGTCCTCTTCCTGGGCACTGAGCAGGTCCGCAGTCCCGGGTTTAGAGGCCGAGGGTATTGACGATATCATCACGCATATCCTCGATCTCTTTCTTCATCTGGTCACTTGCAGGCTTGGCGGTCTGGATGACGGGTTTGGGGATCCCGACCTGAGAGGCAAGCTCGAGATATCGTAATTGCTCGACAGTCAATGGGATGCCCGTATCGTTGACAAGTTCCTTGTCAAAAAACCGTAGTTTTCTGACATGACACCCGGGGGCAACGATCTCATTCTTCCATCCTTGCCATCCACTGATGAGTCCGTTCTGTGTTGGTTCCTTTCCTGCAGGCTGCTGCGGATCCGCGGGGGTCTTCGGGGTGGTAGGATCTGCAGGTGCCGGGGTCTTCAGGGCCTTCTTCTCTTCCTCGCTTAACGGATACCCCAGATCATCCAGGAACCGGATCAGGACCGATGCCGGCAGATACGGGATGAGTGGCGATACTAGCGTTGCTTTCGCGATCCGGTCGTCCGGTGTCAGGTCCTCGAACTCGAACCAGACCGAGCCTTCCGGGAACCCTTTGGCCTTGAGCCAGGGGTTGATCAGCTTGTCTTCCAGGATCTCCGCAATAAGTTTGCGTTCCGGTGCAAGCTCGCGCTCGAAGAACTGGAGCTGGATCTCGCCGACGCTGCGGTTGCTGGACCCGCTTTCTGTGAACGAGTCGGCGAACCCCATGGCAGCGATGAACTGGTCTTCGATATGTTCCTGGGCCTTGAATACCGCTATCGGGTTGCCTTTCGGCTCGACAATATCAACGTTCATCGGGTCGGGATCCGTAGGTGCAGCCCGACCTTTAACAAAGAAATCCAGGCCCGCCCGGATGCCTTTCTTGAACGTCTTGATAACCTCGTCTTTCTTATGCCACTCGTTCGCCGGGATCGTGAACTTGTGTTTCGGGTCCCCATGGCGCCGGGCCATGATTGCCTGGTCGCGCTCGATGCCGAGCTTGTTCATGATGATAACGTAATTCTGCTGCGGGATTGACAGGCCGTCAGGGTTCAGGGGGCTGGGATACCGAGGTATGAAAACCAGTTCGTCCGGGAAGAAGAAGACGGTCTGGTCTTCGTCGACTCCGAGAATGTTGCTCTTGTTCCAGAGATTGAAGTTCTGGACAAACCCGATGATATTGAATCCGGACCCTACCGTGAGACCCCACCCATACGCAACATGTTTCGGGATCTTCGAGACCTTGAGATACTCTTTGAGCTCCCGGACATCCGCATCGTTGTCCCGGAATACCTTGACGCTCGGAGGATACAGCAGGTTGATCTTGGCAATGTCCTTGCGCCGCCCGACCGCATCGAGGGCCCAGACCGGCTCCATAATCCCGCGTCGTCTACCGATCCGGTCAAAGTAGAACTGGATCAGTTCGGTTGTCAGATGGACCTTGCGGGCCATGGCGTCCGCCTCTTTCTGGATCGCTTCGTCGTTGCTGACCAGTTTACAACTCATGGCGTTCTTCGACAACGACTGGATAATACGGGCAATTTTGCCCTGGGAGATCGCCCATTCGTTCCAGGTGTCCCATCCACCTTTCGGGACGTAATTGGGATCATACACCGCGGTCCGCGAGCGGTCCTCGTAATCGTCGTCATCGTCACCGCTGCCGTCCATGTGGAGATCGATTGTGCCACAGGTGGGCGGCGATAACGAAGTATTGGCAGCCGTGCGGGAAGTGTCTGATTTGAACCTAATCGGCAGGCGCACGAGATCTCGGATTCGCATGCATCAGGGGTCGGGTAAAATAGAGATAAAGAAAAGTCAGCAGAACCCGCCGCTTGATTCATCAGATGGTGCTATTCGCTGGACCATGTCAATCATGACATACGCATAGCTGGCGACATCGACACAATCGTCATGAGGGCCGTTCGGGAAGGCTATCAGTTCCTCCTCGTAATCATCACGCCAACTCCCGGCATACTGCGGATGATAGACCATACCGGTCTGGTACCGGGCGGCCATGGGGAGGGCCCGCAGCCACTTGTCCGAAGATCCCGGGTCAAGACCAACAACAGGTAGCCCGCGTTTCCGGCACACCTGGAACAGTGTGAGCCCCATCGCTTTAACTTCCACTCCCTGCAGGACAGGGAACCAGCGCCGGAGCCCATTCTCCAGCAAGTCCGGCTGGTCAGCACCTTCGAGCCGCAACCGCAAAATATCCAGGAGCAGCAGCTCTCCGCCGGGTGTAAGCGCCCAGGTCCCCAGGACAAAGTAATCAGCAGATGATTTTGCAGAGCCCGAGGGATCGCAGGTCTGGAAAATTATGCAGTTGCTGCAGTGGACCTTGCGATCGCCGTCCGGATGATGAAGGACGTAATGGTCGTCAACAACGTCGAAATATCGGAAAAACTGCCGTTTGAACTTCCCGCCTTCGGGATCCCCAGGTGTCTGCATGTAGAGACAGGCCCACCAATAGACGTGCACAGCCCGTTTAATCTTGAACAGTTCCTCGAGCGGGAACCGTTCCGGCCAGAGTGCTTCCCCGGGTGCACGGCCGAGCGGATCCGCATCGCCCGCGATCGCGGGAAGGTTGAGGACCTCCCACTCTTCCCCTTCACCCTGCTGCATTTCGGCCATGAGATGACCCGCCAGGTCTCCCTTATGCCACCGGGTCTGGATCAGGATGATAGCGCCGCCCGGGGCCAGCCGTGTACGCAGGACCGACTGATACCAGTTAATCACCTTCTTCCGCTGCGTAGGCGAATGCGAGTCCTCCTCGCCTTTGAACGGGTCATCGATAATAGCAACATGGGCCCCGCGACCTGTCAGCGGTCCCCCGGCACCTACTGCAGCAACGCCACCCCGGTGTTTTGCAACGCCCCACCGGTTAACCGCTGCGGAGTCCGTCGATAACGAGATCCCGAATAATTCGTTTCCGAATTCACGGAAGACTTCCCGCGCGATCCTGGAGAAGTCTGCAGCAATCTCTGCAGCGTAAGAGGTGATGATCACTTCATTGTCCGGGTGTTTGCCAAGATACCAGGCCGGGAAATGTTTGCTGGTGACCTCGCTTTTCCCATGCCGGGGCGGCATGGTGATGATCAGCCGCTTGATCTCGCCACGTTCGACCGCCTCGAGCTTTCTGCAGAGCAGGTCCAGATGCTTGGCCCGCTTCCACTGCCCCCGGCTGGTGTATTCCAGGAAGTACGCCAGGTCAATGTTCGCGAGGAGATTACGCTCCCATCTGGGATCGTAGGAGCTCGGCAAGGCGTCGCTGGCACTCAGGGCACATCACCCCCAGGACCGCGGTCTTGAACTCGTTAAACTGGTTTTCCACGACCGTGATGTTGATGGTCGGCTGGGTCGGCAGTGTGCCCAATAGTTTGGCCTGCAGCTCGAGTTGCTTCTCGACCCGCTGGATGGCTGCCAGGGCAAGGCCGGGGTCCCCCCGGATCCCTTTGTCCTTGTCCCCCTTCGCTGCCTTAAGGATGTCGAGGGTATCCTGGTTGATGTCCCTTAGCTGCTGGACCGTGTCGAGCCGCTCCTGGATAGCTTTGTTCAGGACCTCTTTACGCGCTGCCACCTTCTGGATCACAACGTCAGGCTTGCCGAAATACCGCTGGACGCTTTGAAAATTGATAGTCGATCCGGATTCTTCCGACAGGATCCGGGCAATGTCCCGGACCGAGTAGACCGGGTCTGTGCTGTTGCGGAGGGTGTTGGCCCTCGCTTCGAGGCCGAGTTTGACGATCAGGTTCGTTGCCATTTCGCTGTACCGCTTGTACCGGTTATCTTCCGGTACAGTTTGATAAAGCGAGGTCAGCTTTTCCGGTCTGGTTGTCGGCCCGTTGATCCTTTACTATTACTTTTATTTTTTATTTTTATTCTTTTTACAAGATGAATAAATCAAGGGAATTATAGGGTATTTAAATAAGAAAGTAAACGGAGCAAGAATAGGGGTTTCTGTCAGGAAATGACAGGAGAATATCAAAAACTGGAAAGTCCCCATGAAAATAAAATGAAACACTTTCTAGGAAAATGAGTTTCTTCTGTCGTTTCCTGACAGAAACGATTTTACGGGCTTTTTAAAAACCTCGAACCAACCTTACTTTTTGAAATAAAAACAGTTGTATATTAAAAAATTCTGAAAGTGTTTAGAGAACTATCTGCGTTCATCAGATCCATAAAACACATTGATGTCCTGGGGCCCACCGCGTGTAAACATCTCCTCCTCTGCTTGAGATCTCCATTGGTCAATATATTTCTGGGCCTTCATGAGGTTACCAGCCACGGTCTTCGGCATGAATTTCGAAGATTTGATGACAAGTGTCCCCAAACGATCACGCAGTTCTTTTGCCTCATTTGCCATCTCTCTCCACTCAGCTTCAGTTGCAATCTCCAATCTCGCCATAAGATGTATCTATGAACGATCAAAGCATATTGTTTGTGGAACCTTTCCTGCGCGTACCGGTCTTCATCTTCCGCTGTCAAATTGATCGATTGGTCCCGCGCGGAAACGGGCTTACCGGCGAGAAGATTATTATCCGAAGCGCACAATAAATGTATAGCCCTAAATTCTCACTTTTATCCATGCTATTTGCCGGGCGGTAAGGTTTTTTAGACCCCGGACAATGCTGTAGATTTTTATTATCCATTGATCAACCTAGGAT